TACGGTGTTCCGTTATATGCTTCCGCCAGAAACTCACCATTGGGCGACCAACTAACTCCGCGTCCGGTACCCGTCGGCAGAGTGCCCGGATCAGCCAACTTAGTGAAAGTTGTACCGCTTCGCTGGTAGATCGTTATGTAAGGTGACGCATCAATTGCTACGGCTAAAAACTCACCATTAGGCGACCAGGCGACTCCCCAGCCACCTCCTGCCGGTAACGTGCCTGGATTAGTCAGCTTGGTAAATGTTGTGCCACTGCGCTGGTAGATCGTTATGTAAGGTGACGTATTGTGCGCCACGGCTAAAAACTCACCATTGGGCGACCAGGCAGCCGAACGAGCAATACCAGTCGGCAACGTAGCGGGGTCAGTCAGTTTTATGAAGTTATTCTTGGTACGCTGGTAAATAATTATATATGGTGAGGCATTGTAGGTAACTACAAGAAACTCACCATTTGGTGACCAAGCAGTGCTATAACTGTATCCAGACGGCGTGCTGGCTGGATCAGTTAGTTTATTTGGCGACGTCCAGGGATACAATATTCTTGCCAGCCCAACTGCGCCACTAAAATCCCCACAACTTGTTATGGCAACTTCAATATTCGGCAAGGCATCGTCATACCAGTTAGGTGTTCCTTTTATATTCCTAATCCGGTTTGCTAACCCACTGAGTAATGGTGTTAGCCAATTAGTATGCCAGGTAGGTACTATTTCCTGGTTAATGGTACGGTCGCCTATTTTGACGTCTGTACACGCATTATTGGCAAGTTTACTTTCGAATATCGCCCCAATTTGAATGTGGGCCGTACTTATCGAATCGTCGGGATGATCCAGGAGTACCGCTGTCCTATGAGCATTTAAACTGTTTTGTACCGCATCGGCTTGAGCTTTCTGCGCTATGTCGTCGGAAGCTGCCGGGGCAGCCACCTTCGCCCTGCCTGCCGCATCCCTTAGAACAATCCTGTTGGCAGTGGCTGCGGAAGTTGCTGAATGTGCACTGGTTAACGCTGCGTGAGTATCAACCTTCGCCTGGGAACCGCTGACGCTCTCTACCGTGCTTCCTCCCACGCCGTGTACGCCGGTGGTTGCGTTGTAGTGCGTATTGGCAGCGGTCAATGTGGTCGGCGGCGCGTCGTACCAGTTGGTTGTACCCATAATCGCCCTAATCCGGTTTGCAAGCCAACTCAGGAACTGGGTTAAAAGCCCAGTGCTTCCAGTTGGAGCAGAAAGCTGATCAACCGTCCGGTTGCCTATTTTAGAGTCAGTAGCTGCGCCATCGGCAATTTTATCGGCAGTAACAGAAAGGTTTTTTAGTTTGGTCAAGCCCGTTATGCCGGCATCCTGAATGTTTGTGTCGTCTATGCCGCCGCCAGGAACTCCGGGATTTATTACTTTTATAAGGTTATCGATGTCTGTCTCAATCTCAGTCGGGCCGCCGGGGCTAGTGCTGGGTTGACCAGGCGTCCCGTCGAAGGTACGGCTTGGCACAGTTGCCATTTTACATCCAACTCCTTTTAACAGGCATTTTAATCCTGCTTGATCTTGGTTTTCACTTTAAATTCAAATCCCAAACCAATTACAGATACTGTACTATCATTAGTAACAAAAGTTATTTCGACCTGGAATCCTCTTGATCTAAAATCTGATATTTTTGCTCCGAATAGGATCATATCAGGCATTTCAGTTGCAAACCACCATTTTTCTCCCCAGGGGTCTCCCCACTTAAGAAATTCCCCACTTATAAATGGTTCGAGTTGTGTAGTGTATGTTGACTTATCACCAATTATCTTTATGCTAACTGCGGGAGCCGATTCACCAACCCTCAGCGCCAACAAAAAACGTTTCAATTTTTTGGTGTGCCAGGCCGTTATGTTGTCCCTGCTCTGCCCGAAGCTAGCAACCGCCAAGTCATACTTCCTGGTTTTTAATTTTATAGGAATATCGTTACCGGTATCGTTGTATCCCTCAAAGCATTTTTTAATATACCCGCCTGTTGTACCAAATAGCAGAGTGCGATTGTATCTAACGCACCAGGCTAGGGCGTTCCAATTGGTATAAGTTGCAAATGCCTTCAAAGACCAGTCCAAAACGAGAATCTTTTTCTTGTATTGGTCAGCAGGATCATAACTGTAGGCCAAGTGATATTTTCCGTCAAAATAAACTCCCGCCGATTTTTCAGGAAACAGGATATTTTTAATGGTCTCCCGTTGTTTATTTTCAGTTAGGTTGGTAATCAGCCCTTCCCCGGCCATCAGAACAATGTTATATTCCAATATGCCCGGGGAGAGGGCATAGATATTGTCATACCCTAAAAAAATCATGTGTCCCGGAACATGGGCAATGCTTTTTGGGCTTACTGTACCTACTGCTACAGGTAATTTACTCCACGTGGCGTCTTCCGCGGGATTACTACCTCTGTAAAACCATATACTATTTCTATAAAACGTCATAAGTCCTTCGCCAAACAATGCCAGAGCAGTTACCGGCCCGTCTTCGGTAGTCGGATATAACTTGTTCGTCTCTTTAAAATATGCCGGGTCATTCGCCTCTGAAAAATATAAACAACTTAAATCTTCAGGATTACCCGCGGCAAATATCCGCAAAGATTTCGGATGCCAGGCAAACATCCTGCATTTTGCTATCTCACCCAGTACATTGTCCGTTATTGCAGCTTCTCCAAGAGATGAATCAGGAACCGTGTCGTAATAGATTCCAGTTGTATTGTCATCTATATCAACAAGTTTTTTGAATACGCTGCCATTTACTTCCGTTCGGTAGAGTCGCCTCTTGGCAGTGCCAGCCGGCCCAAGGGGAATGTTCGTCCAGTTAATCCGTTGACTGGCGGCAATAACTACCGAGGCTTCCGGAGAGAGCAGTGATTCATTCCCGTTTGAATCTATGAATGACACTTTGCCCTTGTACGTACCTGCCGCTAAGGAAGTTTGAACAATAGCCCTCAAATCATCAAGCCAGATATTATGGATGCTATTGATCTGACTAATTCTTTTTAATCCAACGCTTATTATGTCCTTGTCGCTGGCCGGATTTACTAGAGAAATTGTTTTTTGAGTCCATTCATTATTAACGCCGAAGACCAGTGATTCTAGAGGAGAGGCACACGCGGCAGTGTCATCAAGCAAAATTGCGTCTATGCCCGTAGAAGCATAATTTGCTTTAGTCCAGAATTTCAAGTGAGTATATCCAACTAGGGATAGGGCGGAAATTGCCTCTGTGCCAACAATTCCGCTAAAACTCGAGGGCAGTGTAAATTTTACACTTGCCGCGCCTACTTTAAAATCTGCTGTATCAAGCTCACACGTAACCCCGCTGCCTAAATATTCATTCCAAACATCCTCGCAATCCTCTACGAGTATTTCATCGCTATTACCGGCCATGGTTGGGGCAGCAGACGGCGCGTCAGCCAAAACAGGCTTTACATCAGTACCGTCGTAGACAAAATATTTATTTACCCCACCTTCCATACCGGTAAAGTAAAACTTGTCCTGCCAGAAGAAATAACCTATCTCTCCATTATCCAATGTTTTTACATCTACCTTCGGCCAATCCGTGAACACCACGGCCAACGTATTGCCAATCATGGCCAGTAAATACCTGGAGCCGTCTTTGCGTGGCCACTCGATTAACTCGGTAATATTATAGGCACCATAGGAATCATGAAAATTAGAACTACCCTTTCGGCAATCAAATCCACCCCTCTCGCCCCAGACAATGTTCTGTCCTTCGTATGAACAGTTGTCCGGTAAAAGCGGGGCGGGAGCATCAATTGCACCACCGGTAAAGTCTTGGTATATCGCAATCATTTTCTCACTCATCTTTAACTACCTGCCTGTGCTCCTATAAATGTGGCAATCCTTGCCTTTTTGATATATTTTCTGTATTGCGGCTCCATCTCCCAGATACGGTCAAGTGCTAATGTCCGTTTATTCAAAAGATATTCACTGTAGAAATCATTCTTGTCGTTTAATTCTTCCTCTTTCTGCTGGGATTTTGCGGCGCAGTACAATACAAGCAGATTGTGGTAATGCGCCGGAAGACCGGATACAATTTCTACATCATCACTGAGCGCCGATACTTTTTCAAGCCTTTTATAATAGTCTACCCGTATTGAATGAGCACCGTCAGGAGTGAGCGCCTGGAAAAGAATTTCACCGCTTACAAGTTTCCAGCCTTTTGTAATATTGTCTTTTATCGGTAACCGTCTCAGCATGTCGAACGAAGTGCCGTCATAGACATTCAATAATTCATGTGACTTTTTTAAGTCTGTATCTGTCATGATATTCAGCGTACCTTTACCGGCAGCAATTGTAACATTGATACTATCTTTTTTCTTCAATAGTTTGATCACCGGCGTAAGGTCGTCCAGAGCTATATTAATATAAGAAATCCATATCGGGTCATCGTAAACCTCATCGGCCTGTAACTGAGCCATGGAGATAATTTCAGAAACGAGCATTTAGCTTTACCACCTCCAAACCTGTATTATTGCCGGCCTTCTGGCCTGGCGACGAAGTATTAATTTTACCCTGCCTAATTCTGCCCAAAATTCCTGCATCAACCTGACCGCATCAGGATTTTTTTCGTCGCCAGATGATTTAAATCTGCTGGCCACGAATAAAGCTAGAGGGTGTTTAAACAATTCGTGTACGTCCAATGTTTGCCCTTCTGTTGTTATTTTCTCTGGTAATCTACGGTAGGTAACAGAGTAAGTACCAGCATCGGCAAACCGGATCTGATTTGCCCGCACATCAAAGTCTATATATATTTCTTTATTGCTATCACATACCTCCACGACATCAAGCGGAGTATGGCCTGACGCGGCAAAATTATAAAAAGTTTTGGCTTCGGCGGACAGAGCAGAATTAGTACTGTAAACTCCAGCATCTGCGCTCAAAGTTTCCAGTGCCGAGTTGAGCCATTCTTTTCCCCCATCGCCAAAAGATATTACTTCATCTTCTGTATGTCTTTCGGCCAGAGTAAGGACTTCCTGGGCGGTCACTTCTAGATCACCCCCAAATACTTCGCTATCGCATCCACCTTTGCCGCTATTGTTGCGGCCTCTTGTCAGACACCCTCTTCGCCAACAATTTCCGCGGCCACCCAAGACCATTTCCCGGCAAGCTTATCAAATTTGACTACTTTTTCTACACTTTCCTTGAGTGGAATAGTAGTCGATTCATATTTTTCGTTGTTTATTGGTTCTACGCCACTCCCCGCATATATTCCCGTCGCTTTCTCGTACACATAATAAATCATCAAAAAAACCTGCCTTTCAAAGTTTATTAAGATATCCGCTTAACAGTAGATTGACATTAAATTTGCCTGCGGCTACATCTATGATAAGAATATCCGTGGAACCATACGGAATTCCATATATCTTACCGTCGGGGCCGAGGACACCGCCATACCACTTGCCAGCGCCTGCCAGGTCTGCTCCCATTGCACTTCTGGAGGCTGTTCCGGCAGCTACATCTATGATAAGAATATCCGTGGAACCATACGGAATTCCGTATATCTTACCATCGGGGCCGAGGACACCGCCTATCCACTTGTTAGTGCCTGCCAGGTCTGCTCCCATTGCACTTCTGGAGGCTGTTCCTGCGGCAAAAAAATCATTGCCTGCAATTGCGGCGTTTAGAACTTGTAATACTGCAGGTGAATAGGTCGACGGCTTATTCCATGCCATTTGAAAACCAACAGACATAAGCTGTTGGCAATAAATATCCACAATATCTAAAATGCTGTTAATTGCTTCGGGCGTCATGCCATTTGCCGCATTGCTGATTTTATATTTTTGGGATACCTTATATATGGTAGGTGGTATATTAAGTTTTTTTATCATTTTATTACCACCCCCAAGTTAGAAACGCTACTCCGGTTAACTTTATCCATTTGAAACGTGTCAAGGGCACTCCCCGTTTTAACGGGGAGGAGAATTGACACTGCCTCCTTTCTAGTAAGGAATAGTCTCGTTAGCCCTAGAAGCCCCCGAAATTTATTCGGGGGAGTAGTCACACGGTAAATCCAAATAGGTTCACATACCCCACAGTGCCACCTGTACCACTAGCAGCCAGAACAGCCGAAACAGCGTTTTCGGCGGTGGCCTTGATTGGCACTGCCAACGGTATCACGTCACCATTGATGATTGGATACTCGACAATAACCGTAGCACCATCCTTGATTTGTAGTAACTTTGTTGCCGTGGCGCTGAATCCCGCGGCCGCTGCCGTAATATAGTGAGTACTACCGGCAACGGCGGCTTTAGTAGCGGTAGCTGCGGCATTATCCGCACTTGCTTTTACCACCCAGTTGTTCAGATACTCATTCTCTTTAATACTTCCTAACGTTGCCATTTACTTAACCCTCCCTAAAAAATATTTAATTTTATCTAAATTAGTTACATACCCGATACCCTCTATAGCTACACCAACAACCTTTGCCGTGGCCATCCCCACCAACTCGCCCTTCTCGTTACATACAAGACCACCTGAGTTTCCAGGGTTTATACTCGCGTCTATCTGAATATATTGCTTGTCGTTCCCCTGCTCCAGCGCGCTTATAACACCAACGGTTACTGACTGCCTTATGCCCAGAGGACTACCAACAACGGCAACCGGCTCACCGACGCGAACATCCGGGGCAAATTTAATTGCCGGTAACGCGGGCCCAATTGCAATCAGCGCCAGGTCTTCCCCGGGCACGCTACTTGCAATCAGGTATCTTCCAATGCAAGTACTGTTATATGTGTCTACCGTCATTGTTTCTGCTTCTGCTCCTTTTACTACATGCGCGTTAGTCAGTATTTTTCCGCCGCCGATACTAACTCCGCTGCCGATTGCCGTGGAGTGTGAAATTCTAACCACACAAGGCAGAACGTCCGGCAGAATATCCGTGAAAACCCCGTCGCGAAACAAATATCGGCTTAAAATACTAGCTATTTCCGCGCGGGTTATGTTCTGGCCAGGCTTAAACGTTCCGTCCGGATAACCTCCCATCAGCCCGGCACGAACAACCGTTTCTATGGGTTGGGCGTACCAGGCTTCAGGGTCTACATCTTTGAACATACGCTCCGTTACCTCCGTACCTGAATATTTTAAAATGCCGCGTGCAATGCCGCGTGCGCATTTCGCTTGAAACTCCGGCATTTCCAGCATCACTTCCTCCTAGTGAACGGAAACAAACAGGTCTGCATTTTCGTTGTTTGCAATACTGGCTCTTTCCGGCAAGCTAATATCTACGTCGCCCGCGCGAGTGAAGACGATTTTGCAACCGGCGGCGTCCCCTAAAATCCTGGCCACGTTCTGAACGATTGCAAGCGTTACCGTTTTTTCCTGAACGCCGGAAGGACCGATAGCACCGGGATCCGGCCCGCCGTGGCCGGGATCGAGGCAGACAACGTGCCTTTTTTCCAGCATTTAAATCACTCCTTTTAAAAAGCGGCAGGAAAAAGGACTAACCCTTGCAATATCTTGCGTGTCCGGCCAGGGCCGACGATCTATTGAACCCCTTACCGCACTTTTTGCAGACATACTTGGCAGGCGCCGGCTGATCATTGCCTTCTACTTCGTTGACCGGATTATCTCCGGCGTGCTCAGCTTCCACGTGCGCGTCCAGGACGGCCTGTGTCTTGAATACGGCATCGCATTGCTTACAGAAGTGCAGATCTACCTGCATGGTTGCTTTAGGCTGCTCCATTTCGGTAAGAGTAACTCCATAGTCGTTATGGTCGCGCAGGTATGATATAACCTGCTCGTCTCCTGTCTGGAACCGTCCCTGGGTGAATTTCGCGTTCTTGTCCGAATCAGGTATCTTGTAGTTCATACCCGCATGGGTTGAGAGAAATGTTACATCACTCATAGGTACCTCCCCTAATTAACTGGTTGCATTTTTAATTGTCATGTGCGCTTTCTCCAGTTGTAATTCAAATCCAAACTCGGTGATATGCTCATCCAGGAAGCCGTCCACGTCAGGAGCATGGATATTCCGGCGCAGCGTAGTATCACGAAGCGGCCTGATCCAGACGTACATCATGTCTACGATAAAGCTATGGTAAGCATAATATTGTTCTAATGTCTTGCTCGGCGCTATTATCAGCCTGCCATGAGGAGAGGTGTACTCCTGCAGGTCTAATCCATAAGCCTTTGCACTCTCGGATACCTGCAACTTCTCCTTGGCAAAGCCGTTTAAGATACTCACCATGCGCGGGGAAGCTACCAGCACCTTTCGCTTAGAACCGTATTTGAATACCGGCTCACAAACAGAAGTGTCAAATTCGGCTTCGGTCAGCGCGCCGCCCGCGTCATAGACGTTGGTACTGATAAACTTCAGCACGCCGCGGGTCATGCGCCTCTTGTTCGCGGTATCCTCTTTGCGCTCACCGAACAAGCATTGTCTCTCCATAGCCAACCTGTGGTCTAGCAGTTTAGCGCGGGTAAGCCTACTCCGCTCTTTTTCATTAGTAACCTGCTGTTCAGCCAACAAGGTTGCGGAGCCTCCGAACGGCGTTCTAATTATACCGGCATAGTTGTATACCTTAGTTGGTTGTTTCAGTTTCTCAGCCGGCACGCTGGAACGTTCCTCCATGGCGTTTCCGAGGTTGAGGATAGCCGCACCGGCAGGTATAATTGTCCCAACTGTTTCGCCATCGCTTTTGTTAATCTGCATATCGCTATGCAGGCCAGACTATACCATCATCCCAATTGCAGGGGATGGGATGCCTTACGTTGAAGTCGTTGAGGGTCGATAGGTGGAATTTTTAAATCACGCATTGTCTGCCAATAATACTGGTCAATTTCTCCGTATGAGGAAGGACGCTTAGCAAAACGTCCATTACTATCTAGTTGACCATTGCCGTTTGGGTATTTAAACAAACTAATTCTATACGTGATATATTCCAACATAGTTTCAGCCTGGTCTTTTTTACAAACGAGATAAGGAAGTACTAACTCTAAAAACTTTTTACACGAACGAAATCCTAATATACTAATTGTAATGGCATATTTTTTGCTATTTCTCTTGCTTGGATTTTTTAATGTATAATAAAATTTGATATTTGCTTTATGTGAAATTTCACTTATCCTTGCAACCATTCGCATATCTGTATTTGATACTCCTATTTCTGTTCTCATTCGTGCTTTTTTTACTTCCTTTTGGTTCATCCATGTTAGTACTATATAACCCTCTCCATCAATTATCCCTGCTAACCAGGCTAATTCGACCCTGCTGATTGTCTCCATCTGAGTATTTTCACACTTCGGTATCTCAGAATACAGAGAGTTTCCAGCATTTGATAAGGTTTGCATTATGAAGTTACCTCCATAAGGGGCTAGTTATTTAACCCTCTTATAACCGTAAGTGTGTCAGTACTTACCGAACTGACGAACACGATCTCATTAGTAGCCGGTATTTTCGCAATGTCTTTTGCCTTGAACAGAACACCGTCTCCGGTCGCCACGACAATACTTGTTGCACCTGCGGATGTCTCACTGGGAACAGTGCTCCAGTATCCATAGGGATCTTCCTCAAACCAATAAAACTCCGCCGTCTTGAGACCTTTCTTCCTGGACTGGAGTAACATAACCACCCAGGGATTTTCCTCCGGTATCAATCTCGCTATAACCGGCGTCACGTCCAGGTCACGCCGCAAAGTGTCTAAATCAAATGTTAATACCGCCATCTAACTCACTCCTTCTTTAATCGTCGAATATTTTTCTTTTCTGGCTCAAGTCGCCAAATATACTGTCTAGTACCTTCTCATCTTCTGTTTTCGTATCCGTCCTGCCTCTTGCCCCGCTACCCGGCACACCGGCGGCCAGTTTCTCCGCCTGCGTCTTGGCGGCATTGGCAGTACCGGCCTTCAGCCTCTGGTTCAGTACCTTGCCGTATGCCCTGCCTAGCCAATTCGGTCTAGTCACAACGTCCGGCTGCGCCTGGATCAATTTCGTAATTTCATCCAGGTACTCGCTAGCCTCCGGGTTGTCGGCCAGAAACTGGTTAACCTCGGCCTGGAAGCGCTGCTGTTCGCGCAGGGGGGCTAGTTCTGCATCCCGCGCCTGCAACTTCGCCTCTGTTCGTTGATCAATCATATAGTCAATTAACTGCACCAGAAGAGCGGGATTATCGTCTACCACCGCCTGTTGAATTGCTTGCTTGACGTGGTCGTCCCATTCTTTCTGCTTCTGTTTAGACATGTCTGGAGCTACGGATTTCCGCAGTTCTTCCAGTTCACGGCGTATGTTGGCAACTTCCTGGCTACGTTGGGTTCCCCATCGCTGGGCTTCCTCGTACGCCTTTTCCATTTCTTCCGGTGATTTGAATTTACCAGCCCATAATTTTTCTGGTTGTTTGGGTTCTGGTTCCTGGGTGACAGCGCCCTCTCCTTCGGTATTGTCGGTCAAGGTTTCGCCCTGCGCGGCTTCACCAAAAATACCCTCAAGGACGTTCTTGTCATCATCTGGCATTTATTTTTCCTCCCTTTGTAAGTTTTTTCTCTCAAAGGCCTCCACGCGGGTTCTGGGGTAATTCAGAATTATCCGCAAAGCCCTCAAATTTCCCTGGACTAGCGCGGCTTCGGCCAGGCTAGCAAAGTTCCTACGCTCCAGGTCGGTTTGACATTTCTCAATCAAACTCTGGATGAAAAAACTCATTGCCTGCCAGCCGGCATGGTTCATCAGGCTTCTTAAATCCTGATATTGTTGGTCGGTAAGTGTCACATCTTACCACTCTCCTTCGTCTCTTGCTCCGCCTTGATTTGCACAAACAACTGCTTTAACTTTTCCGGCACCGGCACACCAGCTTTAATAACGTTTTCCAAGCAACTTAATGCTTCTGAGGCCAGGTAAAACCAGATAGCCAGATTACGGAACACCTCCTGGCCGGTCAGTATGTCAACTTGGTAACCTATTACTACTGGTATGAAAAGCAGGATTTTCTTAAATGCACCACGAAAACTTACATTGCTGTCCAGGTTCTTGTTTACAATGGCCTGGATCACGCCGGTGGCGAAATCAAGAATGACGAATACGACCAACGTTTTTAGAGCTATATCCCAGGCGCCGAATAATGTGCTAAAAAGCGCACCAAGGACTGCAACCGTGTATTTTCCGATAGATGCTATGTTCATCTTTTTCTCCTTCCTTTGGCGGCCATTTTAGCCATGCCAGCTTTGCCATATTTTTTCCTTCCCGCGACTGCCGCCACCGCAGCCGGATTTTCTACTCCACCACGAGCGGCAATAGCTTTTGTCAACGCCTTAAACCTCCCGCCTTCGCCTGGAGGAGTTTTTTCTTTGACATTTTCATAGGCTTTGGCCGCTGTCTCAGCTAATGTCTTTTTTGCGCTTTTTCCAGCCATTTTACCACCTGCTTTCTCGGGTAATCGTTTTATGTCCGACGTTTCCTCCGCCCAACGTTGGGCAGTACCTTTCGGTAATTCACCTCGCTTTTCCATGGCGAAAAACGCCCTCATCTGAGATTTGCTATGGTACGGGATAGCCACCACCCCCAGTTGCCTGCTGCATTAACGTTGATAATATCTGTTCCGGCATGCCACCGCCACCGCCGCCGCCGCCCTCCAGCGTGGGTTGTCCGCCCGGGCCCTGTACCAGCGGTTGTTGTAGTTGCGGTTGCTCAATAAGCAGTTTCTCCGTGCCTCGTATGCCATAGACTTCCAGGATCAATTTCAGCATTTCCAGCTGGTTTATATTCGGGTGTCCCTGTAATAGCTTTTGCAGCTCAAGAAGTTGCTGCCTTCTGATTTCCCTGTTCGCCGTGACATCCAACATACCGGACTTCGGCCGGTATTGGTGGTGACCTCTAAATTCCTCCGGTGTGACGACTTTCCACTCTTCCTCCACCTTGAATATCCGCGGGTTCGTAGAAAACTGCTGGTTGTTCATATCGAGCAATTCCGCCAGGCGGTTCACATACTCCTCATAGAGCATGACGGCAACCTGGAATTTTATATCCGCGCCGCCGCTCTTGGTTGTAACCTCCGCCGCCGTCTGCCGGCGCGTTGGTTCTGTACCGCGGACAACAGCAGGAACACCTAGAGTGTTGTCGATATCCTCCTTGATAACGCGCTCCTCGTTGTAACTGCTGGCAGTGACGTCATTCATGGCAAATTCCGTCACGTCGTCTGGACTATCTACATAGACAACCCCATGCGGCCTGGATACTAGTTCATTCTCGTCAACATCCGCATTTCTTCTCACTTTCCACATCCGGTTGAGAACAAATGATACATTATCAACCCGCTGGTTCCTGGTGGTGTTAAGTTCATGCTGCAGGTGCTCAATCAATTCCACCGCCGAGAAGCCGTAAAATTCCCCGGGTCTGGGGTCAAAGCTGGTGCAAATAAACGGCTTCTTCCCGTGCCAGTAGGGATTGCCGCCGTCGAAAACTGTCTCATATCGGTTGGCGATGATAGTGTGCCTGTCATCTTCCCAGTAGTGCAAAAGCTCAATCTGGTAGCCCTGCCTCGGTTCTGCCCAATGCCCCTGGCTTGTCTCTCCGGCTAGGCCAACCTCAGCCAGCCTTTCGGTCGCTCCGCCCTGCAGGTTGCTTCCGGCAGTCACCAGAGCGTCCCAGGAATCAGGCTCATAAACTTCCCCGCTACCCGCCCGGGACAGTACTTCCAACTTCGCCCGCAGTTCAGCTTCAGTAACCCATTCCCGGCTGAACACAAACCGGCAATTATCCAGGTCTGTTCCCCGCGGGTCAGGCCAAAAGTCGTAATAGTCTATGTAAGCCAGGTCATTGTCGTCGAAAGTGGTAATCAACTGCTCAACAACCGAATCTATCTCAACGCCATACTCAGGAGAAAATACCTTGCCATGCCGTTTGACGACCTTCTGCTCATACTTCCAACCAACACCCAGTATCCCAGCAGGGAATACCAAAAGAGAGGTAATAAAGTCATAGAATTTCTTGAATACGCTTGCGTTTCTAAGCTGCTGATCAACTAGATAGGTAGCATACTTCGCGCTGTCCTCCGCGCTGAGTATCATTTGTAAATATTCCTGAGCGGAAATGGCTTCCTGGAAGTAGAGAAGCGGGTTCGGGATATACTCAATCACCGGAAATGTAGCGAACAGTGCCCGGAGGAATCTGGCTCGCAGGCTAGTAACCGCTTCGTATGTTTTCGGAATATGTAGGTTAGATCGGCCTTTCAACTGCTTCGGGAGTTCCGCGCGGAAGCCTTTGTATAGCTTATAGTTCTCATTTGCGCGAATGTCATACTGGGTGCGGTTTGCTTCCGCGTAGTTGAATCTTGCAGTTAATTCGCCGGTAAGTTCAGGTTTGTTAGGCACGGTTCTGAACATTCTTTAGTGTAAATGGAATAATCATCCAAATATTTGTTAATACTTTTATTGTAGCATAAACAGGGCAACGCTGAGGAGCGACCCCACGCTTGCTACGGCTTATACGGTGAAACGGCGAGCTTATTGTTCGCTGTTTTTCATTTTACCGGTAAGCCCAAAGCGGATAAACCTCGGGAGTTTGAGGGCAGAGTCCTCAAGTTTTTACGCAACAAACCGATCCGCAAAGAAAATCATAATCTGACTGTACGCCATTGCCCAATCCCTTGATGCTTGCGTCCATTTTTTCGCAATTTCTTTGACCGATAGGAAAACAACCTTTTTTATCGAGTCGTCAGTGGGAAAAATCGCCTTTGCTTTCGTGAATTTCCGCACCATTCTGTGGTATGCTTCCACCGCGTTTGTTGTATAAATCAAATGCCGGATCTGCTCGGGATAGTTGAAAAACGTAGTAAGTTCAACCCAATTTGCGTCCCAAGACCGCATAATCGACGGATATTTCTTATCCCATTTTTCCCGAAACTCCTCTTTTGCATACTCCGCGTCGTCAAGATTTACTGCGCCGTAGATTTTCTTGAGATCGGCACAGATTTCTTTTCTGTCCTTGTACTGCACAAACTTGGTAGAATTACGAATTTGGTGCACTATGCATAACTGCTGCTTGGTCTTTGGAAATACCGCATTTATGGCTTCGCCAAGCCCTTTCAGATTGTCATGGCAGGCAATGAATATATCCGCCACACCGCGTTTTTTAAGGTCGGAGCAGATCGACGCATAGAAGCTCGCACCCTCGTTCTCGCTGATCCAAATCCCTAAAATATCCTTCTGGCCGTTCATATCAATGCCCAGCACTGAGTAGACGCATTTGTTGATGATCTGACTGTCCTTGCGGCTTTTGAATACGATCCCGTCAAAGTAGATAATCGGGTAAATCGACTCCAACGGGCGGTTTTGCCACTCATTTACTTCCGGGAGGATTTTGTCTGTTATTTTGGAAATCAGTGTTTGCGGGATTTCCGCACCGTATATCTCGCGTAGATTATCCTCAATATCACGCTGGCTCATGCCTTTTGCGTACATTGCCATAATCTTTTGTTCAATTTCATTAGTTCTGGTCTGTCGCTTTTCAAGAACTTTCGGTTCAAACTCACCGTTGCGATCTCGGGGAACGGCAATTTCGCTTTCGCCATAATCGCTGATGATGGTCTTGTGATTATAACCATTGCGGGAATTTCCGGTATTGTTACCGACGATGCTGTGCTTTTCGTATCCTAAATGTTCCTCCATCTCGGCTTCCAGCATTTGTTCAATGGTTCCCGCAAAAAGACGTTTTAGCTTCGACTGAATATCACCCGTGCTTTGACAGTCCTGCATCAGCAGACTTACCAGTTCCATTTCCTTGTCCGTGAGAATGTTTTTTGATTGTTTCATTTGATAACCTCCATTTTATTTTATATGGAGATTATTACCATTTACACGGATGCTTATTCATCCTC